ATTTGCTTTGAGATAGACAGGCTCGGTCTTGGACTTGTCAATAACATCCTTCGCACTGGCCACTTGGTCAGGGCTGGGCATCTTGCTGACACTGATAACATCCTGCCCGCGTGCCGACAGTGGCAACAGCAGGAGCAGGAGTAGAGCGAAACGGTGCATATCAAGCCACCTCTGCAAAGAGTTCTGATTGTTCTTCAATTGGTTCAACTGGCATAAGGTCAAGCAAGGCAGCGTCTTCATAGGCTTGCTCAATTCTCTTGCAAGCAATGTCGAAATACTGGCGTTCTCTCTCGATACCGATGAACCGAAACCCTTCCATTGCTGCGGCCTTACCAGTGCTGCCACTACCCATGAATGGGTCGAGGACGATGCCACCAGGCGGCGTGACAAGTCGGCAGAGGTGACGCATGAGGGCGGTAGGTTTGACAGTGGGGTGATGGTTGCGACGTTTGGTGTCTCTACTATTTCCGCTCCCTGTTTTTATGTCATAGTTGTCGTCTTCCATCATTCCGCACGACTTCAATCCTATCCCCTCACACCCTTCATCCCGGTCACGCTTGGAACTTTTCGCACAGTAAAAGAAGCGGGCGGCGGAGCCGGTGTCGCCTTCGTAGTTGCGATTATCTGCACCACCAAAGCCCGTCACTCCCTGAAGTTTCTGATAGCCAACTAACTGACGTGACCCGCTCGTCGTCACCGGAAACAGCCCCAGCACCTCATCGCTGCCGTCGTGAATGAAATTGGCGGGCCAGCGGCCAAGACCTCCCGTGTTGTCTAGGAATTGCCCTGCCTGAGGATTGGGGCGAGTGCTCCAGCTGTAAGCATTGACTGATGACGCTTCAGGGCGAGAAGAAAGCGGCCTGCCAAGGCTTTCAGCCGCCCCCACCCGGCACCCATCCACATTGATTCCGCCAGTACCATGCTTCATCACATTCGCCGCCACCGTGCCGATTAGTGGCTTGCGGGCCATCGTGATAGGTTCAAGGGCGGGCTTTAGTGCTGTGCCCCAGCCTTGCCAGTCGCCTTTCAGATTGTGCGACTTCGGGAAACCCGACCCATAGCACCAAGCAATCATGTCCCGAATCTCAAACCCTGCATCCTCAATGCGACACGCCATACGATGCTGTGTTCTCGTACCGGCAAACGATAATAGATGCCCGCCAGGATTCAGCACCCGCAAGCACGCAGCCCATACTTCCACGCTAGGCACAGCGTAATCCCATTTCTTCCCCATGAACGATAAGCCATACGGCGGGTCAGTCACGACGCAATCAATCTCTCCCAACGTCGGCAACACCTCAAGGCAATCGCCACGGTAGAGAGTGCAATCACGGATAGTTACTTTCTCAAAACTCATTCTCAGTTCCCCAGCAGCGACATAGGTATCTCGCTGCGTATGGCGTCGATGAAGTTATTGAACCTGCTATGTTCGTGGGCGATCCTGTCGAGGCTGTGGGCAATGTGGATTGCACTAACAGCAATCACCAGTAACGCCAGTGTAACAGCAAAGCGAAAGAATATTTTCATCAGCAGTGAACCTCTTGCCTCGGTGCCATTGCTCGATCTTCACGCGTCCAGATGTCCGTGAAAGTTCTGCGGTAGTGTCGATACGTGTTGCCAGCCAAGTAAGTCAGAAACGCACCACGGAACAAGATGCCAAACATGTCGCTGCGGAACTCTTGCAAGGACAGCATGAACCCGGCCTTGATAACGATCGCGCCGCAGAACATCGCCATGCCCGAGTAGCCTACTCGCTCCAAGCAGTTCAGGTCGTTGAACCATTTCCAGTTAATAGCCACGCCGATAACGATCGCGCTAGAGAATGCCACATTGAGAAGAGCAAGAAAGGTTTCCATCACAGTCCCCTTATTTTGGTGTCTGCTGGTCTGACATTCTTCTTTGCACGAGACGTGCCAGATAACCCAGCGGCCCGCCTGCATCGCCCCACACCACCAGCCCACCAATGATCGACCAGCCAACAGAGCCAAGCACTAAGCCTGTCGCCAGAACGCTGTCAGTATTTACGGGGATATGCAACAGTTGGAGAACAATGCCAGTCAGACCGAACGCAACAAAGCATCCAGCAAGAAAACGGACGACAGCTTCTTGCCGCGTCTTGGGTGGTGATTTGAAAAGTGCGAACGTGGAAGAGATGCCACCGATGCCCATCGCCATCATGCGATGAATGTAGGTCATGTCTTCTGGTGGCTGGATTTGCATTCAGTTACTCTCCTAAAGTCGCCCGGCTAGTGTCTTGATTGCCATGCCTGCCATCATTTGCCTGATGCGCCCCTTCACTTCATGCCATCGCCATACCTGCTTGGAAGTCTTAATTGTCGAATCACTGATGGGCGGCGGGAGAAGCTTGGCGTACCGTGCGGGTCGTTTAGGATCAGAGTTGATGCAACGAGCAATCTGAACGTAAGTGATTTCAGTGTCGTCGTCATGCTCGTTAGCCTTCCAGAAAGACAAGTAGAACGTAAAAGCCTGATGCACTGCCCGTAGTTTCAAGTAGTGGTCATGCTCTTCATGGTCTTCAGGGTTCGTGGTAGAAGGAAAGAGTGGCTCCCTGCGTCGTGCCCGTTCTGCCAAAGTCCTGATCTTTTCTTCGGACGGTGGCCCTGGCGTTCGATCTGCGGGGTTCAACACCTTCATTCAGTTACCCTCAAGAACCTTGGTCAGTATCCACGCTGCGGAAGTATGGCGACGAATACTCTAACCTATACTTTCAAATGTTTCAATAGTTTCTGAAAGATAGTTATCGCAAGGGCAAACCGTCAGCCCGGCACGCTTTGAATTGGAACAAGTCCCATGAACTCCGCAGGAATAGACTTTGCATCGACAGGTGGTAGTGTCGAGGAGTTTGCCACGGTGGGAGCAAGTGGGTAAAGGTAGCGACTTGGCAATCGGCGTAGTATTGCCTTGCGATGCCTCATTCAGAATCCAAGCTTCTAACGAGGGCTTGCGCCGAATTGCTTTCAGTTGGTTTGGTGTGAGGTTCATTAAGCCTCACAGTTGTCAGTGATGAGAATCTTGGCTACCTTCGTGGAAATCGGTTCGATGTGTTCGATAGCGATCACGATAGGGCAATCAACTTGGCCATCCGGTTCACTGTCCAGGCTGACACTTTGCATCGTGCCAGCCGAACCGCAGTTGCCGCTGCCGTTTTCGCTGTAACCTGCGGCGCACGAGGTGAAGGATGGGTCTGTAACGATCATCAAGTCAGGGAAGGTTAGCCCGCTACCACCCAGCCCGCCGCCTGTTGCTCGCGTGACTGAGATATTGCACCACTGATACCCGCAGACGGTGGTATCTACTTTCTTCTGGAGGATGACGTAGAGTTCACAGCCTTCAACTAACGTCTCGCCACTCATGTAACTATAGCTGGCTGCAATCATGATCAGCCGATAAGTCAGTGTGTTGTAAATGAACTCTTCTGACTTCCAGATTTCTGAACTGATCGTGTAGTCAGTCCCCATGAAGTTAACCACGTCGGCTGTCCGTGATTCGTAAGTCGTTTCGCCGTAGCAGATGACGTAGGTGTCGTCTTCCACTTCGTTGTTGAGACACGAGATGTACCCCGCCCATGTGGTGAACGTCTCGCCACAATTCAACGTCACGTCGATGCCGGTTGACCACACGTCAGGATCAGCAATAGATGGAAGTTGCACTGTGGCATCGAGGGTGCAGCAGATTTCGCAGGTGCAGGCGGTAAATGGCCCGCCCTCGGTGCAATCCTTACCTTGAATCACATACACCGGCACGCCGTTATCTTGCCCAGCCAGCAAGCCGATATAGGGCTTGTCGATGATCAGGTTGCCAGCACCGTTAACCTTCTGGTCGCCGACTAGAAAAACTAGCTCGCCGTTATTCGTCGCAGCACGAAGTCCGATGTAAGGCGTGTTGAGAACCACGCCATCACAGAAGCCTTCTTGTGGTAGAAACACCAACGCATCACCGGTGATGGATGCACGCAGCCCAACGTATGCCTTGTTTAGCGTCAACGCCATTAGAGGCTCGCAGGGAGTAAACGCATCTTCTTGCCGGTGACAACTTGGGTGTAAGTGCCAGCCACCGGATCATTGACAATGTAAATGTCACAGGTGTATAGCCCGTCGCCATCAGGCCCGGAACGAGGCACGACGATTTGTACGATGGAGAAGGATTGTCCGGGACGATGTTCTAGTGCGGATATGCCCAGCGATTCAACAGAACGAGTCACCTTTAGGACTCGCTCTGCTGTTCTTTTGTCAAACCCAACTAGCACCTCTTTTGGGGCGATCATTACACAGCGTCCTCATCAATCTCAGCCACGCAGTAGAAGCCCTGCCCGAGTGTCCCGCCGCCTGCTGTGGCTGTGATGTCGGCTTCTAGCACATCGCCTTGGACAAGTGCCTGCGAAGTGAACCCGGCTGCATCCTCAATTACGAAGTTTGCAGGGGAGGTTGAATCCAGCACCGTTGCCGATGAAAGAATATTGCTCCCATTCTTTTTCAACTGCACACTGATTGTTGCAGCCCCCACACACTGCACCGAGGTCAGGCACTTAAACGAGTTGATCGTCCCCGTTGCACCCTTCACGCGGTGTATCACAATTCGCTGACTGGTTGCTGCCGATCCATGCACCTGGGCATGGTTCGCATAGGTTCGCTTTTGCAGTTTGGTGGCAGCGATGCCAGCTAACGCAGCAATTCCAGAGTTGCCGATAGAGCCTGATGCAGGCGTGAATGTCTTTGATGACAAGTTGCCATCGACGTAAACATCATTGGGGATGGTTTGCAATGCCATGAATGTGGCCTCCTGTTAGAGCAACCCAAGGGCTGCAAAGGGTAGTTCGCGGTATACGTCAAAGGTGCAATAGTTCACGTTGTCGGGGTTAGACTCGTAAAGCCCGTTTTCTGTTAGGTACTGCGGTTCATTTACTTTGAGCGCATCTTTGCCATAAATTTCTATTAATTGGTTTGATATAAGTTGCCGCATACCTTTGTTCTCGATGACCTTTCTCCATGTGCCATCATTAAGGCTCTCCTCAGCTAACTCAAATTCAAACGTCATGGAGAAATAGACAATCGTCGTTGTCACTTCTTCCGACACTCGCATCTGTTCCACGTTTCTATCAAACGTGATGTTTGCGATTCGCACCGTTCGTGCTGCCTGCCCAAAGAACACGTCTGAGTTGATAGCGTTCTTGTACGCCTTGAGCAGTGCCAAATTCAGAGATGCAAAGTTCTTCGTCATGCTAAACCGCAATGCACCACCCTTGCGTGTCACTGGTGGGTTAAAGAAATCCTTTGCTTTGTTGCGAATTAGATTGCCATATATATCCTTTACCATCACCTGATCGTACTCGGCAAAGCCACCACGAATCACGGTAGGACGATTCAGCGGGTTATTGTCTTCCGGCTCCTCGGGGTCTTCTCCGGTGTATTCGTCGTCATAATCGACTTGTACTTCGATGACATAGCTTTCATCATCGTCGCCCTGCTTCGGTGCTACCTTCTTGACGATGACGCTGTCATTCTCGGGATGTGGTTCAAAGAGCTTGGGTATGTCAGCGTGTGCATAAATCTCTGAATGCGGGGTTGCAGGGTCATCGACATTAACTTGGAAATAACGTGTTGAGTCTTCCGCAGGAACGAGGTAAGAACCATCCTGCTTTAATTGCCGGGCTGAATCACGCTTATGTTCGACAACACTGATGATAGCCATTAGTTGGCACCTCCTAGCGTCATACGTGCGAATGGCTTTGATGCTTCAAACGCCTTGGTCGCATCGCCCTGGGCTTTAAGAATCTGCTTCTGAATCTCCCACTGTTGCTTACTGACTTGGAGTTGGTTTCGGTTGACGGCCAACATCCCTTCCTCTCTAAGACTTGCCTGCGCCCGAATCGCTGCGGAGTAAGCTTCCGCGCTACCAGCTTCGACAGCACTTGCAAACTTTGGTTCAGACTGTTCTCTTAATTCGGTTGGCTCAAGTTCATCCTCTTTAGCCATCTCCGCCATATCTTGCTTCATCTTCTCCAGCCGGTTGAATTCCTTTTCGTATTCTTTCAGCACGCTATCAGACGCGCCGCCTTCCTTCATGTCTTTCAGCTTGGCAGCTAGTTCGCCGTTCTCTAGTTTGAAGATTTCCTTCTGGATGTCTTCCACTTCTTTCAGCCCGGGTGTCAGGGCTTTAATAGCACGGTTGTATGTGTTCATGTCGATCGCGCCAGCAGCAAGCAGTTTGTTGTACTTCTCCTGCTCGCTCGCCAGTTTTTCCATCGGCGTGAAGTTCGCTTCTGTCAGCGACTTGCCTTCCTCGATCATCTTGTTCTTTTCTTCCTCGGCCTTCTTCCTGGCTTCGAGGACGGCAATCTCTTTCAGTTCGTAGTCAATCAGCATCATGTTGATACTGTTCGGTGCATCCTTTCGCATCGCTTGGATCATGTTCTTTTCGTAGTCAGGGTCTAGCCCGACACGCTTGCTGTGTAGGCTTTCAACCATCGCCCCCATCTGCTCAGTGCCCATCGTCTGGATGCGATGCGTTTCATGTGCTGCCATCTTCCGCTTGAACTCCAACTCTGCGATTCGCTCTAGCCCCTTCTCCCTGATCTTCATGATGTTGAAGTAGTCGCGCGACTCTTTCGCCCTGGCATCAGCAGCAGCAGCGTTGCCATTCTTGGATGCTTCCCAGATCCATAACAGCCCTTCTTTCACTTCCTGCATGACGAAACCTTCTTCTACCCGGCTGGCAAACCCGTCTGCATCCTTTGCTAGCTGTGGCAACCATTGGCTCATACCTGTCAGGCTGACCAATGCACGCCCGAACGCAAGCTCTACCTTCTCCGCAGCATCGCCCAGTTCAGGACTGGCTTTCAATGCCTTCTTCATCGCCCCTTCGATTTTGTCCAACCCTAACACGCCCAAGCCAATGCCTGCGCCATGGCTCATCCCCTTGCCAAACGAAGACAGCTTAGACTGGGCACCTTTCAACCCGTCTTCCAGCGGCTTTGTCACAGCCGAAAGGATCACAGCAAGTTTGGCGATACTAGCCATTCGGTTTCCCTAAGTAGGCTTCCATCCGCTCGCGTTGCACTCTCAGTGGGAGTGGCTTTTTCTTGGCAGTCTTCAACGATTTGCACGTCATAAAGTCCGCCGCAGTGAATGGCTCCCGCTTCTTTTTCTTGTCCCGGTTCGCGTTGGCAAACACTGCGATTGCCAACCCGTTTCGTTCGTCGTCCGCCCTGGCTCCAAACGGTTCTAACGCAGCGTACACTTTCCACTTGTCGAACTGATCGGCTGGCAACTCATCAAGGAAGTCATCTGCATCAGCCCGCCCAAACGCCAACGCCAGCCGATAGCCGAATTGAATGTCAGGGCGGCTGGTTAGTTTTTTTCCAAGTCCTCAGGAGTATCGAACTTGTTCAGCTTGTTCGCTTCATCCACAATCGGCTCAAGGATTTCGTAATCCAAACCAGCCAACCATTTGATGTCATCATCGGCAAACAACTTCACGCCATGCTCATCACAGGCAGTCTCTACCACCAGACGCGCACGATACGTGCCTGAGTCTTTGCCCGATCCTAAGCCCATCAAGGCAGACGACACCCTGTCCCGCCCGCCTGCGGACAGTTTGCAGATAGACACATCGCCACCCATAGCAGGCACCGTGACAGTGCCCACTACGGTAGCCTTAGTGCTGTGCTTACTCTTGAAGTCTTCTCGTTTCAAAGCAGCCATCGGTCGATGCTCCTGTTATGAACCAGCGGTGTAAGTAGGCTCGCCAGTGATGCAGATGGTGAACGCCCAGACGGTTTCCTCGCCACCTTCTTCGCCTTGCACCACTTCTGGCTCTTTCACGTCACAGACAAAGCCGATACGTTCCCACTTAGACTTGGTCGTTTCGTCGTCGATTTCGAGTTGGAAGTACAAGCCTTCTGTGCGTAAATCAGCCCAACCACGGACTAACCCGTACTCGGTCTTATTCCAAACACATTCGACCACAACTTGCCCAGCTTCTGGATCGCCCGCCCGCTTGTTTCTCCAGCGGCTAGTGTCTTGCAAAGCTCGCTTCAGATTGATGACGCCGACTTTGATATTGTCCGGCTTGAACGATGTGACGCTT